ACATACCCATGATAGAGATAAAAATGCTGCTATCAATATTCTTAATGAAGGACTTAGACTTTTAATACCCGAAGGCATCGGGGAATTTACGGACGTGGACACGGTAGGTTACAGGAATAGCAATATTTTGGTGGCTGTGGATGAATCGTCAATTAGTGTTCATCATTGTCAGCAGCAACTTGTTGCTGCTGCTTGATGTTGCTCACCAAATGCCGCTGGATATGGTAAACGCCAATCACCATCCAACATATTAACATATAATAAAACATCTTCATAACACGTAAATGTATTATTATAATCTGTAATTTCGTTTATTAATAACTCATAATCATGGTTATAGCGAATTCTTGTAATCGGTTGCATAATTTACCTAATAAAGTTGGTTTATATTCTAATTGTACTGGGATGATTTTATAATCAATGAAATCTACTGAATTATAAACATATAGAGTACGAGTATGAAGAAAATCAATATAAAATGTATCAATATAACCTATTGTGGTAGTTTCAGCAGCAAATCTATGAATCCGTTTAGTTATCGGTGATGATGTTAAATATTGATAATTATCGAAAATATAGTTAGTTTTATTATAAATATGGATATACTCATCTCTAGTAGGCAATCTAAAATTATCATAATCCTCAATGATTAAAAAATCCAAAAAAAATTGAAAATCCTTATTTTGTACCATCTTATGATATTCTGGTGGTGCAATATTTAGAACATGATACTTATCTACTCTTATTTGTCTCATAATTTTAATTTTTTAATTTCAGCATCTTGATAACCTAATTCTTGTGCCATCTGTTTAATATCATCAATGGTGAAGAATTCTTTATATTCTTTAGCCACCCTTTTAGAACAGTCTAAATATTGTCCAATGATATCTACCGTATCATCTTTAGTAGATTTTGGAAATATCCATGAATATCTCGTGTACTTATTCATAGAGGATATGCAGAATAATTTAAATAATAAATCAGGATGGTCTTGTAAATCAAATATCATTGGAGATATATGATTAAGGACAATCATCTGGTTAGGTTCATCCGTAGATTGTAACCATTGAAAAACCACATATGGTGTGAATGATTTCTTTAAATTATCATCAATACCATCCAAATAATTATAATTCTTATTGTTAATCTCTCTTAATACTTCAAATATATCTAATCTTTCTTTCATATAATTCTCCTTATGTGGTGATTATATCATATCGTATTGGACAAATCCAATTTTCTGCACGTGAATAGGGAATTAATATACGATTATGCATTGTATCAAAGACCCAATGTAAATCACCTCCTCCAGTATCAACCCAATATTGTCGATATACATCAACATTATATCTACTATGTTTTAATAATATTGGATTTATATGTTTACATTCATTAACGGTAGGCATTCTCCAATCATTCTTACCATCTATTTCTATTAATTGACAATATAACAAAGCATCATCATAAGATAATTTTTTAACATATTCTTTCGGTACAGTTTCAATATTCATAAATTATTAAATTCGTAAAGTAGTGAAAAGCCATTCCCCTGCGGGGAATGGCTTTCTTAACAGTTTTCTATCGTCTTGATGATAATTTAGACATATTCATACTTGAAGATGGTCTTGATGCAAATGGTTTAGAAACATTTGCATTATTAGATGGTGGTGAATATTTTGCAGATTCTGACAATTTAGCCATATCCATAGATGATTTAGTAGCTGGTTTAGGTTGTTGAAAGTACCCATAATTAGTAGATGGTGCTACATTACTTTGAACATTAGATGATGGTGCAATAGGTTGTCTATTATCAATAACAACAGTTCTACGTTCAACTACTCTTTCAGAAGGTCTATCATTTGAACTATTCATAGCATTTGATATTGCATGACCTGCTAAGGCTCCTACAGCCATGTTCATGATGGTGTTATCATGTTGAGGCTGTTGAACAATAACAGGAGCCTGAGGAGCCATTTGAGGCTGAATATATTGTGGTTGCGCATTCTGCTGCGCAAACTGTTGTTGCATATTCATTTGTTGCTGCTGTTGTTCTATTTGCATTCTTGCCTGATTATTTTGTGCTTCTAACTGTTTAATACGTTTTTCTTCATCGTCGCCACAAGCTGTTAATAATAAAGGCAATACTAAAATTAATTTTTTCATTTTGTAATATTCCAACAAGGAAGCATTACGATATTAAAAAAATCCTACCATTGTCAACGATTATTTTATGTTTTTTAAAAATTAGCCCAATTTTCACGAACATCCATATAATTCAAGGTCTGCAGAGCACCATTTTCTGAGTCCTTTATTATACTCTCTTATTTTATCATAATTTATATCTTTTATTGAATATTCTAATATTTCTTTAATTATCAATCATATTTAAATATTCTGTAAAATTGTATTGATTGTTGAACAATCATTTGGTACTATAAATATCCATTTAAAATAATTATGGTTAATACTAATGACAATTGAACAACAATTTAAGAAACTTGATGAAGTATCCCACGTATTAAAGAGACCTGGAAGGTATATTGGTAATATTAATACCATTTCTTCAGAATCTTATATCCTTAACAATAATAAATTTGAATTATCAACTATTTCATGGTGTCCAGCATTTTTGAAAATATTTGATGAAATTATTTCTAATTCTGTTGACCATTCTAAAACTGATGGTGGTAAGAATTTAGACACTATTAAAGTATCTATAGATAAAGATACTGGGGAAATATCGGTCTATGATAATGGTGGTATAGTTGTTATCAAGCATAAAGAATATGACCAATATATTCCTGAAATGATTTTTGAGTTAAGAGCTGGTAGTAATTTTAATGATGATACCGAAGAATCTACTAGAATGGGTACACATGGTGAAGGTGCTGCTTTAACATGTATATTCTCTCAATCATTCTCTGTTGAAACATCTGATGGTAAAAATAAGTTTATACAAGTACATACAGATAATAGTAGAGTTAAAACAGTTCCTACCATTAAAAAATGTAAGGATAATTATACCATCATTAAATACTTACCAGATTATGAAAAATTTAACATGGAAGGATTATCTGAAGATAATTATAAAAAGTTAGAGAAACGTGTTTATGATATTGCAGGATGTAATCCTAAATTGAAAGTCTATTTCAATGATACCAAAATCAATATTAAAAGTTTCCAAGACTATATTAAATTATATACAGATGATTATATCTTTGACCATAATAAATCATGGGAAGTAGGAGTATCTAAAAGTGATGGTTCATTCTCTCATGTATCATTTGTTAACAGTACAGAAACAATCGTCGGTGGTACACATGTTAACTATGTTGCTGACCAGATTATTTTAAAATTACGAGAATATATTGAGAAGAAACATAAAATAACTATTAAACCATCTGAGATTAAGAACCATTTGAATATCTTTATTAACAGTTCAATTGTTAATCCACGGTTCAATGGTCAAACAAAAGAAGAAATGATTTCTGATGTTAAGACATTTGGTTCAACATTTGAAGTATCTGATACTTTTATTAAACATATTGTACAATCTACCATTGTTCAAAGTATCCTAGATTGGGCTGCTGCCAAAGAACAAGCATTATTGATGGCAGAATTGAAAAAGTTAAATAAAAAATCTGAAAGAGCTGACCCTAGTAGAATTTTGAAGTTTGAAGACTGTGCCGAAAAGAAATTTAGAGATAAATGCACATTATTCATTACAGAAGGAGATTGTATTGAAGAATCACAATTATTGTTAGTATATAAAAATGATTCATTATCATCGGTTAGTATTAAAGATGTTAATATTGGTGATTATGTATTAACACATAATAATAGATTAAAGCCTATTATCAGTAAACAAGAAAAGGTTATTGAAGGTATTAAATTATACTATAACAATCAAACATTGATTATATCACCAGAACATAAATTAGTGGTCTATGATAAAATTATTAAATCATTCATTGATGTTTGTGGTAAGGATTTAGATAAAACTAGACATCAATTAGTTAAAAGTAAAATTATTGATATTGACCATTTAGATAAAATCACCAGAATTGAAATGATTGATGGTGAATATAGTTTACATATTTTTACTGAGAATGATGAAGATGGTATTATGTGTACTGATACTCATAAATTCTATGTATGGGATGAAAGAATGGCACAATTCTCATTAACAGAAGCACAATATTTAAATACTACACATTCAATGGTTATGAAAGGATAATATAATGTACAATTTTGATAATAGATTAATAGAATTAGTAGATATTGATGATATTGAATATATACATCATGTAAATGGTGTAGATATTGAGGTAGAGGAGGATAATACCTTTACCCTTGCCTCTGGCATACTTTCACATAATTCAGCCGCTAAACCCTTAATAGGTGTCAGAAATCCTCAGAATATGGGTGTATTTGCATTAAAGGGTAAACCATTGAATGTTGAGAATATTCCACCTAAGAAATTATTAGAGAATGAAGAGATTAAGAATCTATTAACCATTATTGGTTTACAATTAGGGGAACCTGTTAAATTTAAATCACAATTAAGATTTGGTAAAATTGTCTTTGCTACTGATGCTGATGTTGATGGTAAACATATTCAAGGATTATTAATTAACCTATTCTCCAAATTCTGGCCAGAATTGTTAACTACTCATCAAATGATTTATAATTTTAAAACACCTATCATTAAAGTATTCACCAATAAGGATGTTATAGACTTCTATGATGAACAATCCTATAATGATTGGAAAAATAAAAACGGTAACAAGAAATTCACCGTTAATTACTATAAAGGCTTAGGTACTTCTACTACTAAAGAATTTAGAGAATATATCAATAATATCAATAATCATTTGGTAAAATATACCATTGATGATGAAGATGATAAAGATTCTATCAAAATGGCATTTTCTAAAGATGGTGCTAAGAGTGCTAATGATAGAAAAGATTGGTTAGATTTAATTTAAGGGTTATTATGAGAGTTAAAGAATTTTTTGATACAGAATTTAAACAATATAGTATCTATGACTGTGTTAGGTCTATTCCTAATGTCATTGACGGTTGGAAACCATCACAAAGAAAATGTATCTACGGTATCCTCGATAGAGGGGAAAATGCAGCAGAATTTAAAGTTGCTCAATTATCTGCACATATCGCAAATGTTAGTTCATATCATCATGGTGAAAATAGTCTTAATGAAACCATTGTAAAACTTGCACAGGATTTCACCGGTTCTAATAATATTAATTATTTTGAACCAGTAGGACAATTTGGAAATAGATTATCCAGTGATTCTGCATCACCTAGATATATCTTTACCAAATTAACGGAAAATTTTAGAAAATTATATAAGAAAGAAGATGATATTATCCTTAATTATATTGAATCTGATGGTCAATCTATTGAACCAGATATCTATATTCCTATTATCCCTAATGTTTTAATTAATGGTGCCAGAGGCATTGGTTCTGGTTATAGTACCAATATCCTTAATCATAATCCTAAAGATTTGGTTGATAATATCCTAACCATTCTTGATGGTAAGAAGCCTTTAACCATCCTTCCATGGTATAAAGGGTTTAATGGTACTATCACTGAAAATAATAAACAGATTACCTTTACAGGATTATTAGAAGTTGTTAATACTACCACTATTAAGATTACTGAATTACCTATTGGATACTTCTTAGATGATTATAAGAAAATATTGTTTAAACTTCAGGATGATGGGATTATTAAAGATTTTGAGAATCATTCAACGGATTCATCATTTGAATTCTTAGTCAATGTTCCTAGAACTACATCATCATTAAAACATGATGATTTGATAACTAAGTTTAAATTAACATCTAAGATGACACAGAATTTCACCTTGTGGACGGCTGATAATCATATTAGGGTCTTTAATGATGCGCAGGATATTATTGACTATTTTGTAGAATTTAGATTATCTAAGTATGAAGAACGTAGATTAAAATTAATGGAAATCTATAATAGTCAATATGATTGGTTAGTAGAAAAGAAAAAATTCATTGAATGGTATATTGACAATTCTAAAACATTCTCAAGTAAGAATAAAAAAGAATTGGTAGAATTATTATCTGACAATGGGTTTATTAATATTGCTGACCTATTAGAGATTAAACTATACAACCTTACTAAAGATGATATCCTAAAATTGGAAAATAATATTATTAAGATTGAAAATGATATAGCAGCATTGGCGAAGACCAATGCTGCTAAGATGTATAAAAAAGAATTGAACGATTTAAAACTCTAATTTATAATTCTCACATGTGATGACATCATCAGATGTCATCACTTTAAATTTACCAAGTAAGTCTACTATTTCTTCATAATCCATGGTACTACCATGATAATAATACATGCAAATATGCATAGCATTCTTCATAATAAACATCAATACCATTTTTTTAATGAGGTTTCCCATCACCACATTATGATTTACTATTTTAAACTCATATAATGTTATTAATAAATATTTTTCTGATTGATTAATATCTGGAAAATATTTAACAATACGCCGTTTTTCAACAGTATTTGTGAAAATCTTTATATGGCCAGGCACGTTAGTATATTGTACATCTAAAGTGATTGAACCATATTCAATATACATAAATACACCCATTTGTGAATGATATAATACTATTTATATCATTCATATTGAATTTAATATCTAAATTTTGTATGCTAAACAAGCATTAACGTCCTGCGGCGTTAATGCTTGGAACTGTTCATATAGTTCTAATAATTGTGAACAGTCCATATATAATCCATCGTGATAATAGGTAAGGATATGTTTAACATTTTTCATAATATAGTTAATAATCATTTTCTTTTTATGTTCGGATATATTTAATGTATTATCAGTTATAGTAAAATCATTTAATGATATTTGTAAATATTGGTCATATTTGGTTAAGTCTTCGAAAAATCTTACATGAAAATTATTTTTAAATTGTGTATATAGTTGGATATGTCCCTCTATCCCGGTATCTTCATATTGAAAATTTACCACTTTTAATGAAACATTCATAACAAGTCCTTCTGTAATTATATATGAATATTTATGCCATTAAATCCTCAGAATGAATATTAGCAGGGTCAAATTTCGCATTAATAGAACGAACATTAGAAGGATGGAATATAAAGATGGTATCACCTAACCGTGATTGACGATTTTCTTTATCCTTCCATGATGCATTATCATGAACATTTTTAATAATTAAGGTATCATATCTTTTAGATTGTGCATAATGTGCAAAATCATTAGTCGTTTCTAAATGGGGATATTTTTTAATATATAAATCATCCCAATTATGCCCTTTAGCATCTACTATCATAACCTTACCTTTTTTTATGAATAAAGGCATGATATTGCCACCTAAATGATAATTCCGTACCTTACCCCACCCATCGGTGTCTTCGCCTGCGTAGGAGGCAGATACGACAGGATTTGAGGATAATACTAAGGCTCCCAATGGTGTTCCAGTATTTCTTGCACTATCCGATAGTCTAGGGTCAAATGATTTAAAATTATGAATTGTCCCATGATAGTAAACATGATGAATATCAAATCCTAAAGATTCTGCCCTACCATACCTAGCCTCTTTAGACATATCTAATCCTTCTGATTCTAAGGGTATTGGATATTGTTTGGTAATATCTTCAAATAATTCTTTAAGTTTCATAATTTACACCAGTTTAATAGGTCTAACATAATAATAAATATCATCCAAGGGTTTCTCACCCTCTGCAGGTTTCCACCCTGTTGATGATGTACCAAAATCAATATTATTATCATTATGATATTCAAATACAACATTCTTTGTATCATCATGTTTATATTCTTGATATGATGATGACCAATATGATACTTCATCTTTATCATAATTTAAAAATTTATAATCATCAGATAACATCTTTAAATTTCCACCAATCAGTACAAAATCTGGTTTTGATGGTATAACCCATTTACCAGGCAATGATTTAACATAGTCAACAGCATCCTGATAATAATTAAATCCTTTTTCATATTTCTTAGGTGATAATATTAAGGATTTACCATGTATCTCACCAATATATAATCCACCATGTTTAGTAGTTTCCAAATTTTTATTATATCTTACATAATCCTTATTTAATATAGTGTCTAAATGGTTTATATAATCAGTAGATAAAAAGAAGGCCTGTGTAGGCTCATTACTATGGATAATACCATCCCCATAATCTACCATACCAGCATATCCTAATTTTCTTAATATTTTACCAAACTTCCTACCAGAAGGACTATACTGATGATAATCAATTTCTTGATACGTATCCATTTCAGTACCCAATTTTCTTCTAGGTACCGATACAGGTTTTTCATCTTCACCAGATAATATATTAATAAGACTAAAAAATCTGGATGCTGGCTGTTTACTATAAGCCTTCGAAAATGCCTTCCCTATCATAGGTAATATTTCTTCTTTATATCTATCTGGTGGTATATCTTTAAATATCATTTTCATATCATTAGATAAATCTTGTTCGGTATAATCATGCACATCAATAAATTTACCCTTACCATTCCATTCAAATACCTGAATATACTTAGCTCTACTAACAAATGGCAATTTTATTAAACTTTTATTTTTATCAAAATCATATATATCCCATACATATTGTAATGGATAACAATAGATACCCAATGGGGTGTTGTATTTCGATAATGGATTAATACCAAATTTTGGCAAATATGTCATAGATATATAAACATTAGGATTATCTTTATACTTGAATAATTGTTCATATGCAGATACTTTAGGATTCTGTTCAGGATTCTTACGTGCCTCTAATAGTGGCAATACTTCTAATAATTTCATCTCTTAATTAACCTCACCATTGCCTTACCATCTGCATAATAATCCATCTGTGAACCTGTCTGCATATGTTTAATCCATGCCATATCCCTATCATTACCCATAGTAGATGACCAATATGCAGCATCTTTAAACAAATACCTATCATCATGAAATGTCTTAGTTATATAATTATAGATATATACCAATTCTTCCATTGTCGGCAATCTCCAATTCTTACTAACCTCCGCATATTTGATAGCATCAGCATGCGTCAAATATTTCTCCGATGATTTAGGTGATAATATAATCTTCTTACCTAAAAATACTCCCATATCGAACCCATCCTCTGATGAGGATGCAGTTTGATTCAATTTATCAGGATTGGCATGATACTTATATAGATTTAACATTATTAATTACCCATGATGATAATATTTCTTAATCAACATATTTAAAAATTTTGTGTACTGTGGGAATTTTGACAAATATTCAATATCACCAGGCTTATTGATAATATTAACATTTTTTTCATCCTGAAATTCGTTACGTTGTAATTGTATACAGAACTTTTGATTACCAGCATTAATAATATATAAATGTCCAGAATGATTATACTCATCAAATTTATTTTCTGATTCTTTAGCACTAACACACCATGTTGTACCACTACCATATTCTATAGAGGTAGCTTCATTCTTAGGAATCATAACCTTAAAATTTGGAGTGTCAAATATAATATGAATATTACCAGCATCCTGTTCAGCTTTTAATTTGGCACTATTCCATAATTCATTAGTTACATATTTGGTCTTCATAGGGTCATGAGTCACCGCATGCTTTAAATCTAATACACTATATTTGGTTAAATCTTTATTCTCAATAACACCACTTTTTTTCAATTTTTCAAATTCTGCAATATATGTAGTCAATTCATGGATATCACCCATATGAAAATGCTGACCTTTATACTGGTCAACTATCCATTCAATATACGTTCTACCCATAGTAGATGATAAATATTTTACTAAATCTGTAGCATTATTAAATGATGGCTTATTAGATTTATCATTATTATAGGCTGCCATAATCTCTTGTTCAAATTTATTAGCAAGACCATCCTCTTTAGCCTCTACTATAATATTCCAATCTATCGGCAATCCTGCCAATTCTAATAATCTGTTTAATTCTTTCTGCATTATGATAATTCCTTCAAGAATAATATGAATTTAATTATTTATCATTGTTTTAAAGGGTGAGAGATGGTTAAAACCATTAAGATGATTCAGACCATTGTTTCTGTTATGGTTATTATCATTAGGATGGTAAGAGAGAATAAATATGATATTGATATTTTAAATAGGTTAAAACAATGAAAACACAATTATTAGTAGAAGATATGATGCCGGACCAATCGGGATTCATTACCGAATCTGCCACTGATGGAAAAGATATGTATATCAGTGGAATTTTTATGGAGAGTGGGGTCAAAAATAGGAATGGGAGGATTTACCAGCTTGAAGAAATGACTAATGCAGTCAAACAAGTTCAGGAAAATATTAAGAATAATCAAATTTTCTGGGGAGAATTGGACCATAGTAATTCATTACAAATATCGAGTGACCGTGTTTCGCATATGGTTACCGAATTGAGAATGGAAGGTAATCAAGTATTTGGTAAAGCCAAAATTTTAGATACCCCATGTGGTAAAATTGCCAAAGTTTTAATTAAAGAATCTGGTTCACGGATGGGTGTATCTAGTAGAGGTTCAGGTTCTGTTGATGAATCTGGAATCGTATCAAATTTTTCACTAATTTCTGTGGATATTGTATTAAATCCAAGTTGTGCCTCTGCTGTACCAACGGCAATTTATGAAAGTTTAGAAGCATCTATTAAGGGTCGTCATATCCTTACTTTGGCTGAACAAATTCAAGAAGATGCATCAGCACAAAAATATTTGGTTACTGAATTAAAACAATGGATGAGTAGTTTAACAAAAAAATAATATTATCCAATACTAAAAAACCCTCTTAACCATCAATCTAATGGTTAAGAGGGTTTTTAATAATATTAATAATTTAAATAATTATTATATTCCTCAATTATCCCGTACTTTACCAATTCTTTCAGCAGACCATCCAACAGAATTTTTACATTTTTCAGTAATGTAATGAGTTGTAATCATTGGAGGGACTTGACCTTTACCAATATATTTTCTAATACGACTTTCAGATATATTATGGTCTATACAGAATTGTTCAAACCCTCCTGCGACAATATGTAATTGTCCATTAGGGTCAGTGATATGAAATATAGCAGCATTAGAATTTCTTGCACCCTTACTAGTTATTTTAGCTTTTTCACCAATTTTTCTTTTACGCTCTTCGGAACATGGTTTGCCATAGTTAGGATTATCTTTACCTAACCTACCGTACATAGGATTATTGAATCCTGAAACACGTTTACTTCTTTCTTCTCTAGTTTCTTCAACATTAGACCATAAAAAATCTACTGAAGCATGTGCCTTATTTAAATATAGTGGATTATTCTTAACATTATTGAGTATATGAATATCACTTTCAATTTTTATAGCATCCTTTAGAGTATCAGTAAAACATAAAATATAGGTTTTAAATAAGTGGGGATTAGTAGCACGTTCCTGTTTCCATAATAGTTTATATTTGGTAGATGATACAGAACCATTATAATTAGATAATACTACATTTTCTACATAGGTGGACCCAATATAAAGGTAAGGTGTTATAACATCATAAGAATATTTAGGTGGAAAAATATTACCAAAATATATAGTGATATAAACACAACATAATTTTAAATCTATTTTATGATTAGGTAAGGTATAATCATCCATTAATTTAAAATTTTCATAAATCATGGCATGATGGTGGTTGGTATAGAGATAATCATCATAATCTAACAATTGTATTTCTTCTAAAGTTTTATAAATTTTACTCATTTTGGATAATCCTATATAAGGTTTAACCGTACCAGAAATTAGTTATTATCCATTTATTATGATAAATAGGTATGCTGATTCTTGTGTTGGTTAAACATGTTAAGAAAAGAATTAGGGGATTGGTAACTCAGAATTACGCGAATCTTGTGCTATTTATAATGTGAAAAAATGGATATATAAAAAAAGCCCCGCTATGCGGGGCTTTTTTGGAATAATTTAAATTATTGGTAAGTATAATATCTGTACATAATAAAAAACCCTCTTGACCATTTATTTGATGGTCAAGAGGGTTTTTTATTATGTACATTATAAAAATATATAAATATATTTGGATTCGCGTAACGCCAATTACCAATCCTCTAACCTTTTTTCTCTTTTAAACATCAGGAAGATTAG